AAGGAAGCCAAGCCATTATCCCAAATCGATACAATTAGCGGTCAGGACGGAGTTAAGTACATCGATGCCATGAAATCCAAGACGGCCATTGGGTTCCCCCTTACGGGACCAAAGTCCAATGTCATGATTGAAGCCGAATCTGCAAATCACCATTGCCCCAAGGACATCGAACCACGATTCTGGGACGAACTGGAGCGATTGCGAGTTGCTTACCGTAAAGGTGAAAGGACCACGCAAATTTTCAAAGCATGTTTCAAAGATGAGGCTACCAAATTGGACAAAGATAAGGTCAGGATTTTCCAGGCATCCCCGATAGCACTTGCATTGGGAGTGCGGATGTATTACCTTCCGATTTTGAGACTCTTCTCCGTGTTTCCGCTTGTTAGCGAATGCGCAGTTGGGATAAATTCGGAAAGCCCGGAATGGGATCAACTTCATCACTATATCACGAAATTTGGTGACGAACAGATTCTTGCCGGTGACTACTCCAAGTACGACTTGCGAATGCCTGCACAATTGGTATTGGCAAGTTTTCGAATTCTCATCGATTTGGCAAAATTGAGTCCGCATTACACTGCTGACGATATTACTGTTATGGAAGGACTTGCCTCCGAAATTGCCTATGCTTATGTGGCATATAACGGAGACTTATTCCAGGCACTAAGTGGAAACCCTTCGGGGAATTCCGCTACGGTGTTTATCAATAGTATGGTTAACAGTTTGCTTTGCAGAATAGCACTTTATTTAGTATCCACGCGCGTTTCGAATGCAGCTGTGAAAGACTTTAACAAAATTGTGAATTTAATCACTTATGGTGACGATTTTTGCGGTTCAGTTTCGTCTGACCACCCTGAATTCAATCACGTGTCGATGGCTGCTGTGTTAGCGGAAGCAGATATCATCTTGACAATGCCAGATAAAACAGCAGTTCCAACACCCTACATGACCATTGATAGTGTCGACTTCCTGAAAAGGAAGTCGTATTTCAACAAGGAACTCAATCAATATGTGGGAGTGTTGGAGGAAGATTCGATTTTTAAGTCATTGCACTGTCAAATGAACAGTAAGGACGCTAGCCCTCAAAATATCGCCGGACAGAACATCGATGGAGCTCTTAATTCATGGTTTTACCATGGTAGAGATCTCTTCGAAAAACGCCGGGCACAGATGAAAGAGGTTGCAGAAAGGGCAGATTTAAACCACATGGTCCGTACACTTGAAGTTGACTATGAAATGAGAGTTGATGAGTGGAAAATTACTCACAACCGACCTTCTGAAGGTCGCCAACTCTAGACGGGTGGTTCCGTCCGCTTTACGCACTTACTGGATTGTGCGTCTAATCCAGTACCGCATACGTTTGGGAGCTACTATAAAGCTCATCCCTCCGCCCGCTGGCACTGCGGGCGCTACGCAAAAAGTGTTACTATTGGAACAGATTACCATTCACCTTGAACCACGCATGGTGTTTAGGCATTCCTTTAGTACTTGTGGAAA